CGGATCCGATGATGAACAGGACGAACAGAACCAGAGCGATGACAACGAGCGGCAGGAAGTTGGTGCGATGGCTCATGATGATTGCTCCAGGGCGGAGCGACCGGCTGGGGTGATGACTAGCTGGCTGCGAGGGCCAACAGCGGCCAAGCCCATCTCGATAAGCTTCTTGCGAGGCGGGTAGTATTCGACGCAGTGGGTCGGCAATGCTAAAAGCAACTCCCGCTGCGCCTTCGTCAGCTTCACCTTCCCGCTCATGGCTTGACCCGTAGGGCTGCGTTGAGGGCGTATCGCATGGCCGCATCGTAATGGCTTCTCTCGGCACCTGAGAACGCCTCCAATGCCGCTTCTACCATCTCATCTGTGACCGTCACCTCCTCCTTTTGCGTGGGGGATGGGCTCAGATAAAGTTTCGCCCTGTTTTTCGATATCGCTTCTACGAACTCGGGCTCGGTTGCGGTCTGTGCTGCCTCTAGATTTCGAGCAAAAGTCACCGTCACCGGCTCGGATGGCTCAGAACGGCGGGAGAGGAGCACCCCAAGCGCGACGGCCTGTTCGGTGCTCATCTGGTCGTCATTGTCGGTGACGCTGTTGACGATGACACAGAGCCATTCCGGCCACTTGTCGCAGTCCATCGCCTGCGAGATCGTCTCGCCCGATATCTCGACCACAGCCTCCCCGTCCCCATGTAGATGCTGGTTGAGGGCTTCGTTGTTTCCAAGATCACTCATGACCGTTACCTCCCACGAGGGAGGATCGAATAGGCGTCACGCCTTCCAGCCCTGCCAGCATCGTCTCCAACATCTCCGTCGAGACGGTTGTGTCCTTTTGGGTCATGGCTGGGTGCTTCCATAGGTTACGACTTTCCCTGTTCCCTTGCATGTCGGGCAATTGGTCGGGCCGAAAACGCCGGCAGGGATGCGACCGAAGTGACAGTCGGGGCACTTATGCAGAACCCACATATCGTTGCGCTTCGTCATTCCCCTGCCTCCTTGGCAATGAGCGCGGACAGCGTGGCGGCGACCTGATCAAGAACCTCACGATCGGGTGCGTAGAAACCGAGCTGGCCCTTGCATGGGATCAGAGGAAGCGGAAATGCATCTCGTAGGACGAACCCGAACTTCCCAAAAAACCACTGGCTGTCCATTTCAGTCACGCAGTCCGTGATCCGTGCAGCTCCCACTATGCCGCCTAAGGGCATGTTGTGTTCGGCAATCAGTTCAGGGTCTTCGTCCTTCTTTTTGCCGGCATGGATTAGGATCCACCCGCGCCCTCGCGTCGGCCAGTCTCGGTTCTCTACGTCTTTCCCGTCGTGGAAAATGTGATGCGGATACGGCTGTTTGATGCTCAGCGCTTTAATTTTCCCATCCTTCACGCGGTCGAGTAATGCATTCAGGTCGGTCATGGCGTTTCCTCGAAATAGGACAGGCCGACACCTTTGGTCAGCCGGCGGGTGGCGGAATGTTGTTTCGGACGCGCTGCAAACCCAAGAGAGCGCATCTGTGACGGAGGGCGGATGCCAAGGTGCTTAGAGCGGACACGGGCTGTGGCGGCCTTCTCTGCAACGTCCGCCGCGTTCTTTGCTGGTAGGCACCAGTCGCAGGTGACGCCCAGGTTGTGCTCTGCATTGGCGCCGCCGTTGATCAGCGCAATCAGGTGTTCGAGCGTCCAGCCTTCGCCGGGGCGGATTTTGCGGCCGCACTGTCCACATTTGCCCTCGCATCGCTCGAATACGCGCAGACGGACGCGGGGAGGGGCGGCAGTGTCATCGGTCTTGCCGACCCACGCGGGCACTGAGCGGGCCATCAGCGGACCCTCCGCGCATTGGCTTCGATCGTGGCCAGCCGCAGCGCGTGCATCGGCTTACCAAACCAGTGACCTGCGAGGTTTGGACGCAGCGGGGTGTTCTCAACCATGACCGCCCTCCCGAATGATGAACCTTGGCCCGTCGTCGGTCTCTTCCACCGACAAAACGCCCTTGCGCTCAAGCTTTCGAATGAGGCGATTAACCTCCGGCGTGGCTCTTGCATCATTGCCAGGGCAGTAGGAGCCGCCGGCATTGCGGATCAGCTCGACCAGTGTGTTTTCGGATGGGGAAAGCTTCATGCTGCCACCGAGGGGCCGACCATGATCGATGGCGGGCGCGGAATATCCACGTCGAGCGGTCGCCACATATGCAGGCAGTAGGGATGACAGTTCACATGGTCGGACGGAGGAACATGCAGCTGCATGGCCGTCTCGCCATCCTTGAAGAACAGGTGTTTGACGTGTTCCATCTCCGTCCAATTGGGGCATCGGTTGCGACGTGAGACCGAAACGTGGTCCCAACCTTCGCCGCTGGACGCGATCACCCGCATCATCGCCATGTCGATTGGCGATGGGATAACGAAGGCGCCGCACGTATCGTCGCCAGGCCTCCCCCAAAGCGCGATAAGAGTAGGGCTCTCGTCTCGATAGATGTTGAGCAGGTTCAGGTTTCTCATGCTGCCCTCGTCTGCAGGTCCATAAACCCGCCCTTGACGGTCTCGGTCCACTCGACGCCGTGCCGATCGCCATACTCGTTGATGACCGTGATCAGATCCGCCATCTGACCAACCGTCAGCGTCGAGGAATGAAAGCCGATCGGGAACGGGCCGGAGCCGTCCAACCCTTCTGCAAACCGAACCTGGTGCCCGAGCGAATGCAGGAAGGCGCATTTCCAGGTCTCAGGCGTCCACTGCCGGCCCTCAGGACGGGCGTTTGCGATATCGGACAAGGATGCCCAAAGACGCGAGTTTTGTTCAGTGCTGCGCGTCCTGGGCGCAATGGTGACGACATAATCAGCAGGCGCCTCGCGAACAGCGCGAAGGGCGTTACCCACGATCGTCTCGTTGCGGAGGATGAAGGTCTGCTTCTCTGTCATCTGAATAAATCCGGCGGGTTACGTTGCCTTGGCCCGCCGGTCCCTGGGGGGTGAAACTATGCAGCCATGGCGTCGGGAAGCCCGTAGCAACGGACCTTCTCGACCACTTCGGCCAATTCGGAATTGAATGCATCGACGGCAGCCGCCAGCTTGGCGATGTAGGGCTCGTCGCGCTCTATGCGGATAATCATCGGCGGCAGCCCGGGCGAGTAGGACACGAAGTCCCACCACGCGCGCTCGGCGACCCACATGTTGCCGTGGACCTGGGCCTTGTGCTCGGTCGGCAGTTCGTTCTTCTGCAGCCGTTCAATCTGGATATGAGCAAGGGCCGTCTTGATTTCCAAGCCGCCGTCATCGCCGATGAAGCTGTCAGGGCTGGCGCCGACATTGCCGTTGCGCACAAAGCCGACCTGCTGGGGATCGACGCCCCGGGCGAATGCGTAGAGGTCCCGGGCCTCGGCCTCCATGACCTTTCCTCGCTCCATTGCGGCGCTGCTGAACCCTTCTTCCTCCGGCGTACCGCGGATGATTTCGCCGGCCAGCGTCCGCAGGTATTTTAGCCGTGCAGCCGATGGGCTGGCACCGCGTGCCCGGGCGGCCTTGACCGCAGATGCCAACTGCTCAGCCGTGCATCCGCTCTTGACCATGGCGTCGATGATGGCGGCGGGGAGTAGGCCTTCCTTGCCCTCAGCCATGACGGTTGAGAACTCGGATGCCGTGGGCAGGCCTCGCCTGCATTCGAACCATTCGGGCGTACCTTGCAGGACGTCAAAAATCTCAAGCGGCATACTTCCTCCACATCCGGCAACCTGGCCTGGCTGGTGTGAAACCTGAATTCTGTTGGTGAGCGCGGCGTTTATCTTTGTAGCCTTCGCACCAGCGATGAATCGTCGTGGACGTCACGCCAAGAGCGCGGGCGGCGTCTTCTGCGGATGCATACTCAACGCCTGCGATTTCTACGGCCCATGAATCGACCCGATTTTCAGACTGCTCTTGGGGGGTCGACCACTTAACATTCCCAGGTTCGTAGCCCTTGGTGGTGTCAATGCGGTCTAGCGTTTTACCAATCGGTCGCGCGCCGACTTCTGCGAAAAAAAGCTCAAATGAGGACTTCCAAGGTGCAAATACGGTGACCCCGCGCCCGCCATATCGGGGGTAGTCTTTGTCCGAGGGAGTGCAGCAGCGCCGGAGCATTGACTGCCATGACCGATACTCTGGTGTGTTTCTCCGCCCATGCTTTATGTTAGAGGACTTGGAAGTTTCCGAGACTAGACATCCGCAGGATTTGGTATAACCGTTTCTCACCCGCGATCGCCCCACAAGGCCCTCCCGGCCGCAATCG